CAAGAGCTAGAGCAGCACGGAAACGCTTAATCATTGACGGTATTGGATTTGCGTTTATTGGAACAATTCTTTTTGCTTGCGTTATGGCAGTAGTAGGAGTGATAGTTTGAGTCTAGTAGAATACGCCAAGACAGAACGTCAAAGAGAAATACTAGACGTATGGGAAAACTGCGGACGCAATAGTGCTAATGCAGCTCATCGTTTAGGTATTACGACTTCTACATTGCGACATCATGTTTCTGCTGTTAAAAACTTTGCTGCTGCTTCTGGATATTCTGACAACTGGGATGCAACTCGTCACGTTCCTGAAGGTGAGATAGTAATTGGTCGGTCTATCTACACTCAGGACGATGAAGGTAACAAGGCTTGGTTGAAGACCAAGAGGACAATGACCGAGGCACAGCGAGACAAGGCGCTGCAAGGTTTTGTTGATGGCTTAACTAAAGGTCTTCCGCAGTACAAGCCGAAGGCTAAACCAAAGACCAAGAAGTTTGCTGAAGATTTACTGCCTACTATCGCAATAGGTGATGCTCACTTCGGCATGAGGGCTGACGCAAGAGAAACAAAAGAAAGAGACTACGACACAAAGATAGCCTCGGCAAATATGCTTGACGCTATAGATTACCTCGTGGACTTATCTACCCCTTGCGAACACTCATTGCTAATTAATGTCGGTGATTTTATCCACGCTAATGGATCAAGTGGTACTACTTTTTCCGGGACAAAATTAGATGTAGATACAAGAATCGAAGTAGTGCTAGAGACAGCAGCACAGACGTTTATCTTCGCGATAGACAAGATGCTATCCAAGCACAAGAACGTCACTGTCATCATGGCTCGTGGCAACCATGACTCAGATACAGCAATTGCTCTTGCATTGATACTGAAGTTTTATTACACGCAAGAGAAAAGGGTAACTATCTTAGACCCTCACGGTTTTTTCCATACGCTACAGTTTGGCAAGAACCTCATAGCTGTACATCACGGCGACAAGGTTAAGGCAGAAAAGCTAGGAGCAATCCTACCTAAGATGCTACCTGAGCAGTGGTCAAGCACAGTGTATAGGAAGTGGATTGTCGGACATATCCATCATCAGAACTCTATCGAGACATCTAATGGGTGTTTCGTGGAAGCGATGGGGACGTTGTCTCCTCCTGACTCTTGGCATGCAGGAGCGGGGTACGGTGCGTCCAGTGTGATGAACCAGATTACATTCCACAAGGATGGCGGCGAAGCTGTTAGACACGTTTATCAAATCAGAGCCTCTCGGAAAGCTCCTGACCTGACATTATAGGTGTAGTATGGAAGACCGACTCTCAAGAGTAGAAAGAAAGATTGACTCATTGCAGGAGGCGATTATCTCTTTGGCACGAGTAGAAGAAAGATTGGTTACGGTCTTCAACCGTCAGTCTAAGATAGAGGCTCAAGTAGATAGCATGGAACAGAAGATGGACGCAATGGCAGAAAGTATTGCGACATCTATGGCTACAGAAAGGATTGTTTGGATACTAATTGCTGCTGCTATTGCGGCGTTCTTTAACTTTATGGAGTGATTATGAAATACCTATTGATACTACCCGTTGTATTCTTGATGTCATGTTCACAGTTAGAAGTTGTGGGAACTGCCGTAGATAGATACTGCGAGCTGTCTCCTACTCAAAGACTGGCTAACCGTGAAGCAATAGCAGAAGTAGTAGCACCTAATACAATCCAAATAGAGTGCGTAGATAATGCAGAAGATAGCATCTAAGCTGTCATTAGACGCTTACAAGGACGACATGGTTGGCGCGTTCAAGATAGAGAACAAGCTAACCTCTACCGTTGCGTATGTGAAGTTAACACCTGAGTGTAACTACGTTGTCTTTCGCGGCACTAACTCTATTGGCGATTGGTTGTTTAATCTTTCCGCTGTCCCTGCGTACTACAATAAACGGTGGACGCATGGTGGGTTTGCACTAGCACACAAGTCTGTATGGAAACGAATCAGACGGTTGCTAGACCCAAACAAGAAGACCTTGATTACTGGTCATTCTCTTGGCGGTGCATTAGCTGAACTATCAGCATGGGCGTGTAGAGACTTTACAGATTTGACATTGATTACCTTTGGCAAGCCAAGGGTTTTCTTTCGCGGTTCTAAGAAGAAGATGAACCACGATGTACAAATCTCTTACGTTTCAGGCAGTGACGTTGTAACTAGAATACCGAAGTTTGGATACGAGCCTGACTCAAATCAGGATCTAGTATACTTTGACAACTGGGGGCAAGTCTTCTTCAATCCTCCCAAGGGTTATGTAAGTAATGACTTCGGTTTAGGCGACTCAATCTCAGATCACTCGATGAAAAGTTATGACAAGATGGTTAATGATATGCACCTTAGTATTGCAGAGTTGCGCCATAACCGACAACCTCTCAGACGGGTATGATCGTGGCGACATTGCTAAGGGATTGGTGGAGGACTTTAAGATTTATTGTACCGCACCTGTCACCTACATTCGCAGAGCGGGTAGGACAGTTGTATTAGCAACCACAGGAATACTTTTACCGGACGTATGCCCATGATCGTAGAGTTTCCAGACAACAAAACAGAACGGTTGATAGAAGACGCAATGGAGCAACTTGGCGCTTGGGTAGAAGGCCAAATAGAACTAGGGGTAAGCCCTATCATTTTAATAGGATTGATGGAGACATATAAGTCTGCACTCTCCTATAACCTGCTAGTAGATGAGGACGAGTAATGCCAACAGATAGTAAAGACATATTTGGAAACTTAATTCCTGACTTTGGAATTGAGGGTGGGCTTGCTTCTTATCTTCCGGGACAAGAGTCTGCTTTTAATCCAGAAGCAATTCGCGAAGTATTGAGTGGCTCAATTGAAGCAGGTCTAGCCAATCTTCCTACAAGCATTGGCGGCAAAACTGAAGAGCAAATTATTCAGGATATTGCTGACTTCCTTGCTGCTCAAGACGCAACAGATTATGGTGATTTAAATTTAAACACAACAGCTAACGAATTAACTAATGGCGTAGATATGCTTGACCCTGAAGCTACAGGTTTGGGCGGTGATGAAAGCATTGTTACTGACGATGAGCAGTGGGACAAAGTAGACAAAACAGAAGACCTTGGCTCACTGTTGCAAGACGCACTAGACATCTTTGGTTTAGGAAATCTTGACAAAGCTATTGTGAATGTTGCTGATGTAGTCAATGACCGTAACATCTCTGTTCAGGATGTTGCTGCTGCGTCAGGTAATACCGTTGAATACGTCAATGACGCTTTTGAAAAAGCCGGAGTTAAGATTAACAATCAAGGCGAAGTTATTGATGATGACACAGTTACTACTGGTGGCGATTCAACTACTACAACTACAACCACAACAACAGGTGGCGGTGCTTGGCAGAATACAGGTGGAGGTGTTACGGAAACTGTCGGCGACAGACAGATTGGTGACGGACTAATAGTCCCCAAAAGAGATGTGGTTGTTGACGATAGACCCAAGACAATTCTTCCTGCTTTGCCTAAACCAGAGCCTAAGCAGACAATGAATCTGACTTTAATGCAGTCAATAGTAAACGACACGCCAGTGACAGAATCAATCTTATTCCCAACTAAGTTCACTAAGTTGGAGAACGTACAACAAGGAATGTTTGGTGAATTCCTTCGTGCCGCAGGAGGCAGACGATGACATACCTAGAAGCAATCAATAGTGTCCTTCGGCGATTGCGTGAAGACCAAGCTAACACAGCATTAGAGTCTGACTACTCCGCATTGATCGGAGACTTTGTTAATGACGCAAAGAGAATTGTAGAGAACTCTTGGAACTGGTCTGCCCTTCGCGACACAATCCTAGTCAATACAGTTTCGGATACGTCAGAGTATTCTTTAACTGGCTCTGGTCAGGAGGCAGTCCTCAAGGATGTCATTAACGATTCATCTAACAGGATGATGAGGCTCGAAACAAAGTCATTCTTTAACAACGTCTACTACAACCAAGACGTAACCAGTGGCTCACCATCCACTTACACTATCACTGGTGTGGATGCTAATGACGATTTAAAGGTCAAGGTATACCCACAGCCTGACGGTATATATAACCTGCGTTTTGATATGTCCAAACCCCAAGGATTAATCAGTGCTGATGCAACTAAGATCAAAGTGCCACACAACCCTGTGGTTCAGATGGCATTCGCGATGGCTCTACGGGAGCGTGGTGAAACAGGCGGTCAGTCAGCAGCAGAACAGTTTGCTATTGCGTCCACTGCTTTGTCTGATGCGATAGCTATAGACGCTAACCGTTACCCTGATGAAACTACTTTTATGGTGGTATAGATGGCACAACAACTCCAAAGTATCACCATTACCGCTCCGGGATTTGCGGGTATTAACACCCAAGATGCACCGTTGGCACAGGACGCAAGTTTTTCTGCCGTTGCGGATAACTGTGTGATTGATAAGGAAGGACGTATTGCCGCAAGGAAGGGTTATACCTTACTAAACGGTAACGATCTTCTTGGTTCGTCAGATGGCATAGAATCTATGGGTGAGTACGTTGCCGCAGATGGTGATGTTACTTTCCTGTCGGCAGGTAACAACAAGATATTCTCAGGCACTACCACGATGGTAGATGAAACGCCTGCCTTATATACCATCACAGCTAACAACTGGAAGTTTGTACCTTTTAACGATCACATGTACATCTTCCAACGAGGACACGAGCCTTTGGTTTACTCGGATCATGCGGGTGTACTTGAGGCAATGTCCTCTCATACTCATGCGACAGGAACACCGCCAGAAGGTCATGTAGCTATCGCTGCATTTGGTCGGTTATGGGTGGCAGACTTTGATGGTGACAAGTCCACTATCTACTGGTCAGACCTACTCAACGGTTCTGGGTGGTCAGGTGGCTCTACAGGCTCGATTGATATTACACAGGTCTGGCCTAATGGATACGACACTATCACCGCTATGGCGGCACACAATGGCTTTCTGATTATCTTTGGCAGGAACTCTATCATAATATATGAAGGAGCAAGCAGCCCTGCGAGTATGACGTTATCTGATACAATCTCGAACGTAGGTTGTGTGGGTAGAGATGCGGTAGTCTCCACTGGTAAAGACTTGATATTCCTAGACGACTCGGGTGTTCGTAGTTTGTCAAGGACAATTCAAGAGAAGTCAGCTCCTATTGGCGACATCTCAAAGAACGTCAACAACGATATCAAGTCTCTCTTCGCGGCAGAGACAGGGAATATCAGTATGCACTACTCGCCAAGACAAGCGTTTGTGTTACTAAACTTCCCAGTATTGGGTGTGGTCTACGCTTTTGACACACGCTTCCCTCTACAGGATGGGAGCTTTAGAGCGACTACTTGGTCGCATATTAATCCACTCTGCTTCGCGGAAACATCTACTGAGAAACTGTACGTTGGTGTAGCAGATGGCATTGGTGAGTACACGGGATACACCGATAACAATACGGGTTATCAGTTGAGTTACTTCAGTCATCCCTTGAGCTTTGGCAATACGTCAAACTTAAAATTCCTGAAGAAGATTAACCTGACAACCTTTGATGGCGCTGAAGCTACAGTGGTATTAAACTGGGCGTATGACTATTCTGGCAACTACAGAAAGCAAGCCTATGTACTACCGCAGTCCAATGTAGCGCAGTACAACATATCAGAATTCAACACGGACGCTGAGTATTCATCGTCTATTGCTTTGATTAAACGCAAGAAGATCAACGCCTCTGGTCAGGGTACAGTCGTAGCCGTAGGGGTAGAAACAACTGTTGAGGGTAACTCGATTGCCCTTCAAGAGATTAACATTCAAGCTCTGATGGGAAGGATAGTCTAATGTCGAACTATACCAAACTTACTAACTTCGCAGCCAAGGACGCTTTGGTTAGCGGCAACCCTGCCAAGGTTGTTAAAGGCTCTGAGGTCGGAGCTGAATTTGACGCAATCCAAGTGGCAGTGGCAACGAAGTCTGACTCAGCGTCACCTACTTTTACTGGCACAGCAACAACAGATAATCTGACAGTGAGCGGTACTTTCACAGTCGGCACGATTGATGGAGGTACTTACTAATGTGGGAAGAAATTGGAAACTTTTTAAAAAATTTACCCGGAAGTCAAACTGGTAATCTTCTATCAGGTATTGGTGGCGCGTTAGCGCAGGGTAGAATTGCTGAAGATATTAGTGCGCTAGGTAAAGATGCAACTACTGCAATCTACGGTCAGAACTATCAAGTACCAGAAGGCGGTTTGCTAGGTGAGATAGGTCGTCAAGTAGAGTTCAGACCCTTTACTGTTACTACACCTACTGGTTCTCGCGCAACATTAAACGCAGGTGGCATGGCTACAATGCTCAGTCCTACAGAGCAGGCGTTACAAGCTAGAATGCTAGGGTTTGGCTCTGAGGCTTTTGGTATGCTTGGCGATCCAGAAGCAAGGCGACAAGAGCAAGAGAATGTAATCGGGATGCTGACTCAAGACCCTATGCAAAGAGCTACTCGTGAGCAGGACATCTTTGGTCGTATGCAAGCAACTCTTGCACCTGAGCAAGAACGTGCAAGGTTAGGTCTAGAAGAGCGTCTAGCAAATCAAGGCAGACTAGGTGTTAGGACTGCCATGTTTGGCGGTACGCCAGAGCAGTTAGCACTAGAGAAGGCTATCGCAGAACAGCAAGCAGGTCTTGGCGTAAGTGCTATGGAACAGGCTAGAGCAGAGCAAGCACTACAGTCACAGCAAACCCTCGCGGGATTGGGCGAGACACGAGCAAGACTAGGACTACTAGGCGAGCTAGGTCTGTCTTCTATCCCTGCTGCTTACGCAGGGCAGAATCAGCTACTTGCAAACTTGCAACCGCAACTTGAGGCACAGCGTATACAGTCCGCTTTACAGGCTACTGGTCTGGGTCTAGGAGCGCAATTAGCAGAATCAGGACTAGAGGCACAGCTTGGCTACGAAGCGTTGGCAAATGCAATACGCCAGCAGCAATATCAAGGCTTGTTTGATTTGTTAAAAGGTGAGCAGCAAGGCTCATCAAAATCAACTAGCTCATACACAGGCCCGAACCTAGACCAAGCCGGAGCAACAGCATTTCAATCATTTTATGATAGCTATGTAAACACAGGCATGAGCGCCAAAGACGCAGCAGAACAAGCAATGCGCGATGTTGGCTTTAAATTTTAACAGGAGTTAAACAATGGCTATAAACATTCAGTCCTTATTCGCGGACATCATTGATACTCCTGAGCAGCGTCAGATGAAAATGCTACAGGAAGGTATGCTCAAGGGTGACAGGCTTGCGTCAGGTCTTACTGGTCTGACACGAGCAGCAGCGCCACTTGCTCAGGTAGCAGGTCAGCTTGGTGTGCAGCGTCAGGAAAACCTACGCCGTGCAGTACAGCCTATGCTTGGGATTGACCCAAGGACTACTGGCGAGAAGATGGCTGAGCAGCTTCAAAACCTAGACCCAGAAAACCCTGACAGTCTATTACAGGCGGCTCAGGCTTTGCAGGCTACTGATCCTGTTCGTGCTGCTGCTTTGCGACAGGCCGCAGCAGAAGTAACTCGTGCTGCAAAGAAGCGTGAACAAGAACAACAGCTATTTGATCTGCAAGTTGCGGGTGAAAAACAAAAACAAACTCTTGCTGGACAAAGTTACGCTCTTGAAGAAGGACGTTTCTTACAGGGTATGCGGGACAGCGCGCTCCAAAGACAGAACATATTACTTACACAACAAAGACTACAAGGTAATATTGATGACGAGCAAGAAGCTAGAAAATTGCGTAAGCAATTACAGGAAGAGCGTGAAACACTGCAAGACACAATTGCTCAAACATATGAAAAAACAAACCCAGAACTTGCCGCATTTGCTAAATCAGGTTTGATGTCAGATGATGCGATGTCAAAGTTGATTGTGCCAAAAGCTACAGAATGGGTTTATGAAACAGAGCGTGTCTTGAAGAATGGTAAGCCAGTGAACATGCGTGTAGCTGTTGACAGCGCCAACCCAAGAAACAGAATTAGAATGTTTCCTTCCGAGGATCAACCAGATCCAGTGGCAAAGCCAGACGTTCCATCTTTAACATCAACGTATGCAGATGCCTATGCTGAGACTATTGCAAACAATCCAACTCTATCTGCAATGCTTGAGGGCGAGAGTCAGTTTTGGGGCGAGGACATTAATGCTGCGATGACGTTGCCGGAGCTTAGTGATCTTATGCACACTATGCGTTTTGCAGAAGACTTATCACTTCCGGAAGTGAATACAATCATTACTGAGATAGCGCGCAATGAGCCAGATTCATTGGCAAGAGGCATTATACCTGTCGAATACATTAACGCTGCCAAAATGAGTCGTGGAGCTGGTGGGTATCCTCCGCTTGTAGGTGGGCAAGATACAGGTAGCGCAATGAATCCTCCTCCTGTTACCGAAGATTTGGCTGCAAAATTTCCGGGACTCAGGATTGTAGGAACGCAACCTAGTACACAGCCAATGCCGCAACAAGATGGATTGCCAAATCCATTTAACGTAAGTGCGGATATGTTGCAACCGCAAGCGCAGCAGGAGTCTTTCCAAGTAGCACCCACTGCACAGCGTGGCGTTGGATGGGATCAGGCGTTTGAAGCTAAGATTGAGTTTGAGCAACAACGAGTAAGAGAAGGTGTTACTTCTCCGCAGAGATTGGCTGTAGTTCAAAACAATTATGTCAAGGCGCTAGAGAAAAATAAGTCTCGACTGCAAGATGAGATTCGTTATTTGAGCGGGTTAAAAAACTACAAGAGCTTTAATAAGGATGAGCGTATTGCGAAAGCCAAAGCAGAGCTTAAGAAGACTGAGGATCGCATTGCGCGATACAAGCCCAAAACTAACAGCTAGGATAATCTCATGGCAGTGAGTCAAGTTGAAACTCCAAACGGAGTAATAGACATTGAGCACCCAGAAGGCACTCCAGAATCTCAACTACTTGAGTTTGCGGCAGCGTCTCTGGGTATTCAACCAGTTGCACAAAAAGCAGAACCCCTAGAAGAGCCGTTAGATATTGCGGACTTCCCTCTCGCCTCACAAAAGAACATGGATAACTTTTCCGCTATGGAGAAGTTTACCTATGAATTCGCAAAGGCAGGGAGTTTAACAGGCAACCTTGCAGCTCTTGGTGCGGCTATTATGCCGTCATGGGGAGGAATGTTTGTTGGAGGTGGGCAGTACGGGTTGTGGGCTAGTCCAGAAGAAATCTTTGGCGAGAACTATGAAGATTTAACTATAGATCAACGCAGAGAAAAGATGCTGGAGTTTAAGGACAACCTACTTCGCGAAGACTTCCCAAGGCTACATCAGTTAGCACAGGAAGGTGAGTCTACTGGTGGCTACGGGGTGGCTGGTGCGTTCTTTAAGTCTATTGCAGACCCTAGTATTGCATTGCCAGCAGGCAAAACTATTAAAACAATCACTGCTCTAGGCGCACTGTACGGTGGCGCGTATGAAGTATCTCGCGGACTGCTAGAGGATGGCGAGATTGATGCCGCTATGGCAACAGCTACGGCTGTGGGCGGCGGTATTCTTGGTGGCGGTATAGCTGCTGCTGTTAGAAAAGTTGCGCCACTATACAACAGCGTCAAGGCAAACAAAGATAAACCAAAGAAGTGGCCTGATGTTAAGACTGCAAATGAAACTGCTGAGCAACTTAACAGCGAGATGCTTTTGATACAGGCTGAAGGAGGGCTTGAGCCAGATGCTAACATTCTGGTTGCTGCGGCAGAGCGCCTACAGATTCCGGCGAAGACTCTAAAGAAAACAATTGAGAACAAGACAATCCCACTTGAAGTTCACGCTGAAGAGATAGCCCGTGCAGTAGAGGGATTTGGCAGGCAAACAACATTTGGAAGAATTGTTAGCCAGACTCGTGGCACAGCGGCAGATTTGCTTGCTCCAATTGATGACAGGATTGGCGCAATCAGTAGACCAATACTAAAAGCAGTAAACGAGTATGAGCTAGGAGTATTGCAACGCACAGCAAGATACCAAGATTCAATTGCTGGCTTTGACAAACTTGAAAAAGCCCTGCCAACTGATGATCTTAAGTTGCAGTTTGAAGAATCATTATTGAACTACGAAATGAATACGGCATTGCCGCGACAAATACTAAAGCAAAATGGTGTTGAAACTGTTTCGTTAAACCTTCGCGGAACACAGACTAGAACAGTAGATGAAATCTTTGACAGCATAGACTCTACACTTAAGGAGATTGGCGAAGAGTGGAGCGAGCTGAAAGGTGGAGAGGTAACTCTGCGTGATCTTTTCTTTCCGCGAAGTGTAGCAGACTATAAAGGTTTGCTTGCTTACTACGGAAAGACTGGAAGCAAAGAGCTAGACAAGATGTTTGACATCAAAGCCAAGTCTCTGGGTTTTAGTTCTCGTGCAGAGTTATCCGAAGACGAGTTGAGTAAAGTTGCTTTGGATTACATAGAGGGCGTCAGGTATCAAGCTGCCGGAAAACAGGGGCAAAAGAATGTTCGCCAATTTAAGCAACGCAAGATAGAGCAGGTTGGTAGAGGCTTGATGCCATACTATGCAAAGTCATCGCAAACTCTTGGACGATACGTCTCAGAGATGGCTGAGCACATTGAGAATGCTAGGCTATGGAAGCGACTAGACTCGAAGGTTGATGATCTTGATAACGTAAACAACAACGAAAGCATAGCTCAACTCATCGCAAAAAAGAGAGCCAAGAATGAGATAACAAGCGAAGAAGCAGAGCAGCTTAAGTCTTTACTAGAGGCGCGCTTTGTCTCCGGCAAGAAGAGCATGCACGGAACGCTACAGGCGCTTCGCAATGTATCGAACATGGTTTTGCTTGCTAACTTTAGATCAGCTACTACACAGCTAGGTGATTTGTTCACTAGCCCATACCGTTACGGCGCGAAAGAATCATTCAAGGCAATGTTTCAGGTGGCTACTGGCAGGGCAGATATTGATGTAGACCAGCTAGGCATTGCTAAGATTATTTCTACTGAGTTAACTGGCGCAGGCACAACAGCAAAGTGGCTAGACAAAATGTTCGCAGCTTCTTTCTTTAAAGCGATTGATAGGCTTGGCAAGAACGTCTCGCTGCAAGCAGCATTTAATAAACATCGTGCGCTTGCTAGAACAGAGAAAGGTATACAAGAACTTAAAGAAGAGTATGGCGACTATCTTGGTACAAGGATGGATAGTTATATTCGTGACCTGCAAGATGGAGTGGTGAGTCAAGACGCTATGCTTGTAAACTTTACAGAGATTGTGAAGATGCAGCCATTGACTCCACTACAGAAGTCTAAGGTCGCTCTTATGAACCCTGACCTTGGCATATTTTATATGCTTAAAACCTACGCTTTGCGTCATTTGAGCATGGTAAAAAATGACATCACCAAGGAGTTGGATAAAGGAAACTATCTAGGAGCTGGCAAGAAGTTTGTTGCTTACTCTGCGATTGTTGGCGGCGGCAATGCGACAATCAAAGAAGTGAAGAACTGGGAAGATGGCAAAGGGTTTGATATTGATCGAGTGCCAGATCACTTCATAGACTCAATGCTGAACCTTGCATTAACATCTCGGTATGCCACAGAGAACGCAATTAGAACTGGCGACTGGGTAGGTCTAGCCACAGAAGCTGCGGCTCCCCCTTTGTCAGCGTATACTAATATCTCGAAAGATATTATGGCGTTGAACAAAGCAAGGATTGAAGGGGAGGTATCTATGAAGTGGATGCGCAACATCCCCATTGCTGGCAGGACAATGTACAACTTGTTCGGCGGCGGCAAGGAAGAGTTCCTTGAGAGAGAAGCTAAAGAACGAGCAAGAGAAAACTAACCCCTCGGTAAACGCCTCTCCTCCATCGTGGGGAGGGGCTTTCTTTTCAGCTCCTCTTCAATCAAGAATTCACAGAACTGCTTTATCTTGCGAAGGTCGTCCACTCCTCCCTTATCCCGCCATCGCGAGATGTATTTCACAATAGCGCCCTCGCAAAAACCCAACTCGTTAGCCATGATGTATTCAATAGGCTGAATCTTTAGCTTCTGGTAGTGAGCACCTGCCACTTGGTAGTCTGTTGATTTCAATGTATCTCCTCTCCTTGCTTCTCTGCTATCTCAAGGTACTCAATGAACTGCTTCTTGAGTTCATCGCTGCTGTGAATAAACATACTGAAGTCTTCCAGCATGATTCCGATTGTCCCGATGACGTTACGATCATGGCCTTCTGAGTTATAGATTGCATCTTCAAGCCAGACGTTCAACTCATCTACGGACACAGGATAAATGTTTATGACTTTACTCATGCGATCCTCTTCTCGTGATACTCAATCAGCTTTAGAAACTCTGACAGTATCTCTTCGTAGTCGGCCTTGTATCTCTTAACTGGTGTCGCTTTTTTAGCGATCATCTCTTGCACGAAGTCTCTGCCATACATATCTTCCATAAAGAGCGTGTACGACTGAGCAGCAGACCCGTGCTTCATTCCCCACATATTGCAGGCGGCACACTGGGGATGTACGTTCTCAATCTCCAATGCCCAGTAGGATGAGTTACCCTTTGGTATGAAATGACCGCCTTGCATATCCTTATAGTGCTTGGTCACACCACAAGATACGCATGAGCAGTAGCCATTGTCGTCCGATGCGGCAAGTCTGGCTAATTTTTGTACAGCTTTGTAGCAATCCTGCTTTAACTGTGCGGAGGTCTTCGTCTTGGGTGTAGACTTTCTCTTGGCTCGTCTGGGTGCTGCTCGCTTTATCGCCAAAACCTACCATCCTTGAGGGATAGTAATGTTTTCTCCGCTCTTTGCTGTGTCTTGTCGTCCATGCTGTCGTACCTCATTTTGAGTAGCGCAACACTGAACTCTTTCTTGGTGACGGGATAGGCTTGTAATGCTATCTCAACATCGACTGGTAATACATACTCATCCTTTGCTTCCATACAACCCTAGCCTCTTAGTATAGTGAGAGGTGTACTTTCGATGCAGCTCTATTTGCAAGGCCACTAAAGCATTGTAGGTTTCCTTGACCTGCTTGTCATCAAGTTTATCCAAACCGATCTGCAATTCATCAATGGCTTGGTGTACCACTTCCATCATATCATTACTCATGTTCACTCCTTATAAAAGATATGCCTACCTATCTGCCTTCGAGTCTGTAATCCGTCAACCCAATAAGGATTAACATCATCCCTGTGGTAATAGGTAGAGCCTTCAGTTACATCGTACAATCTCTCAGCGTGTATCGCGATAGACAGGGCTTGCGTGTAAGCATCCTCATCCGTAATCGTTTCTGGCTTGCCATCGCACCAATACGAGAAGTGGCATTGGTTTCTAAGAGGGCTACCCATCCAATACCTGCCTTGCTTTACCACTTCGCAAGGAGTGTCAGGAAAGTAAGGACTATGCACTCTGTTCATAATAGTATTCGCTACTGCAACCTGTCCCTCTAGTGGTTCTGATCTAGCTTCAAAGTAAATCGCCATTGCTATACATACAATCTCAAACATCAGGTTTTCGTCCTCTCTTTCTGCGCTTGAACCCAACCTCGATGTGTTGGCGTTTAGGTCTTGGTGCGCCCCCGTGACGTTTGCGTACCATGTACTTATCCCCGAAAGGAAAGACATAATACACAACTCGTTCATCGTGAGCACACCACTCTGCTTCCTCTAATGCTTGCGCAAAGTCATCAAAGATAATCATTTGCGACAGGGGAAGGGAACGTAGATGTTAAACTTCTCCGATAACAAGTGGCTAAGGTGCTTGTGTATCTCGTCATAGTCGTAGGCAGTAACATTTGAACTAGACTTCTCACCAGTAACAGCAACTTGTATCGGTTTCCACAGGTACTCCTTGACCAGATCAGTTGTCCAAGGAATCTCTGCATCATGCTTGAGAGTCTTCTTCATATCCAAAGAGGACTCGTTTAGTTTCTCTGCCAACAGTCGGCAGTAAACATGGAGCGCATTATTCTGCGCAGTGGTGCGGGTCTTCCCCGCTTTCCACTTGATCGTTAGATACTTTTTTTCTTTATACAGGGTAGTCATGTGCTCCACGAACATCTTCAAAGCGTGATCGCTATTCACTACCCAGAACTCTCCTTGCGGCATGTTACTCATCCTTATCCGGCCTCCACTTCATACCGATAATGTTCATAGATTCTTTCTTTGCCTTGTCGGAATAAGTGCAGGGGGGAAGCTGCTTGATCTTCCCGCCTGCGCCCAGATATTTTTCAATATCCTTTTCCAACCGCTCCGAAATCTCTTTGTTGTGGAGCGTTGGTATTGTCATATCTCTTCTCCTAATTTATAGACATCATCCATAGTCATCTCAAGTGAGTCGCAAATCTGCTTGTACCTGTGCAGAGTAATGCTTGCTCGCTCAAGTGTATGAGCGTAGTTAGCAGGTGTGCAATCAATCTCTGCTGCTACGGTCTTGAATAGCACACCCTTTTGCTGATGTGCTTTCCTTATTGCTGAACCTATGTGAATCATATCCACTCCTATGCTACACGCCACACACGAATACTCTTGTCCTTCTTAAAGTCTCGAGTCTGTCTAGTCGCGAGAGTCATATTTAACCTCTTACCAATACCAAGACTGATACTTCTTTGATTCTCGCCTGTGATTAAGAACGAGCTTCCAACCTTCATTTTCTTTAATGTATTCTCAACAACAAGAGAGAAAGGTACCCGCTTAGAGTGGCATATTTCTGGCATAGGGATGTTGTCGTCTACTACTAAAACCTCTATAGGAGTAGATACTTTATCTTCTGGCACAGCAACATTTTCCTCTACAGTTAATTCTGTTTGAGGCTTCTCATCTTCCAGCGGAAGGTTGCGCCAAACTAACTTCTCAACTGCTTCACTAAGATTCGCCAACCC